GGCACGCAGGAGACAGAATCACCTGCGCACCATCCGGTGACATCCTCCGAAGCTCCTCCCTGCAAAGCACGACTAGGCGGAAAGCTCCGTGATCCGTGCAGACCCGTTCGCACTGTCCCAGATCCCGTCGATAATCCCCGTGTAGCCAAATGGGACCTCGTAGTAACCGTTCGCGGGAATCTTTACGGTGTAGCTCGTGGTCGAAGCTGTCGCACCGAACTTCGCGTAAAGGTTTCGGTTGCCATCGTTCACGATGATCGCACCGAGCCTCGCAGCATTCGCCGCAAGAATCGTCACGTTCGTAGCAGACGCGGCAACGTTCGATGAGGTCCCGGTTCCTGCGGGGGTGTCGATCGTGGAGACCTGAAGTCGCCCAGCGGTATCGACGTTGAGCTGCTGCGTGTCTCCCGCTCCGTCGACACCAGCGACGATCACGGGGTTGACTCCGGCTGCTGCAGCACCGTCAGCGACAGCTCCGACGAGGCGGAGCCTTCCGCCCGTGTCGGTGGAAAGAATGCGGAGGTTGGTTCCGTCCGAACCACCGACCTGAAGAGCAGACGCTGGCGCAGCGGATCCTGCTCCGGTTACGATCGGGAGATCGTCGACGTCGACTCCAACTGATGTGTTTCTGGCGAGAGGCATTATGTCATCTCCGTTACCAAAGCGAAGCCTGCGCCTGCCGCAGACCAGACCCCGGTGATTAGTCCCGTGTAGTCGGGAAATGGTAGTTCATAGTTTGCGTTCGGTGGCATCTTCACCGTGTAGTCAAATACTGATGCAGACGCACCGAGCTTCACGAACAACGTCACTGGTGCATCATTCGAGATGTTCAAGCCTCTCCTCGCGAGGTTCGCAGCAGCGATCGTCACTGTGGTCGCAGACTGCGAAATCTGCGCCACTGTAGCGCTGCCCGGGAACCGGAGTGCGAGGTTGGCTGTGCCCATCCCTACTCCGGAACCTCGACGGTCATCTGCTCGACGCTTGCGCTGTTGATCCCCGCAAGGTGCTGCAGCCCTGGAACAGCCTCGGGCTCGCGTGGCTTCGGTCGATAGGCGCCACCGGTTGCTCCGTGCGGGGAGACGTTCTTCATCTTCCCGTCGAGGACGAGCTGAGCGCTCGACGAGTTCATCTCCCAGAGTAGGCCGGTCTCTAGGTACTCGGTCAGAGGGGACTGCTCCTCGGTCATGTCTTGGCGTGGGCTGCCCTTCTTCTTGAGAAGCATCTCCCAGATCCCTCTAGGGACTCTGTTGACGCGGTTCGGTGTCTCTGCCGTCGAAGGGTGAAACGTAATCGGTTGCGGGTTTCGGTTGCCGGGCACCATCACCATCATGGTGATCCGTCGCTGTGCTCCGACTAGAACTAGGTCTGACATTGTTGTTGCTCCTCTCAAAAGTAAGCCCCGGTTACCCGGCTATTCGCGGACAACCGGGGCTCGTGTTGGCTCCTTGGCCTCCGGCTAAGGATCGATCAGATGCCGTCACCGAACGCGGCTGCGAACGGGTAGAACCAGACGGTGCCGCCGTTCTTCTGCCGAGTCGGCACGAGCACCTCGAAGCCCTTGGCCTGAGCCTCCATCTGCTGAAACGCGAGCGGGATAATTCCCGAGAGAACCTCCGGCGTTTTCTGGTACGCGAGCATGGACGGCCCACCAGTGGGGCTGATCGTCGCAAGCTCGGGCAGCGAGAGGATCTCTCCGACGAACCCGTTGGTGCGCAGGAAGAACTCCGCGATGGTCGTGTCGGACGTAGCCGATCGAGCAGTCGTGAAGATGTGCCTGAACTGAGCCAGCGGAAGCAGGATCGTATTCGGTCGATGAACCCGATCGGACAGAATCCAGATCTGGTCGACCACCGTGTTCATATCCTGGAGGATCTGATCGGGGGTCGCAGTCGTGGTCCACGAACCGTTCGGCACTGCGATGCGAGGAGTCGAGGGATGCGTGAGGAACCCCGGGAGCCCGTAGCTCGCATCACCGAGCAGAAGAAGGTCGTGCTCCAGCTCCGCCTGGCCTCGACGAGTAGCCTCCGCCTTGCCGCGATCGAGAGCCATCCCGATCATGCGCGCAGCTTCGATCTCCTCGATCGTCCAGCCGTAGCCCAGGACCTGCGTCCTGATGTTGTGCGTGACCCTCTTCTTCGAGATGTCGGCACGAGGCATGTCGGTGGCGTTCGACCCGAGGATCTTCGCCTTCCCGCGATGCTCCATGCTGTCGTATGACCAAGACATCGCGCCAGGGTTGACCTGCACGTTGATCGGTACGTGACGACGAGCATCCAGCTCTGGATAGAGCCGGTTGTACATCTGAGGGATGACCTGCTTGAGCTCGTTCTCGACGAACGCCGAAAGCGACAGGTTGTCGTAACGTCGCTGGCCGTCTCGGTGCTGATACTTGCCCCACGAGTCGATGTGCTGAAGTGCGAATTGCATCTCTGTTCCTTCCTTTTGCCTTACGGCAAGTCGAGCGACAGCACTGCGAGCCCAGGCCCGGTGACAGTGTCTGCCCACTTCGCTCCAGCGACAGCGTCTGCGCTAGCGGTGTCTGCGTTGATTCGGAAGCGACCGACCACGGAGCCTCCGGCTCCAGCGGTATGACGAACGAAGACACCGGCTGCGGGGTCGACGGTCACGGCCTCGATCTCGACCAGCATCATGCCCTTGTGGACAACGGTGCCGGCCTTCAGCGGAGCGAGCCCTGCCGGGTCGGTGTCCGCGCTGGAGTGATCGACGTCGGTGTGGATGCGTTCGAGGACTCCCTGAAACGCTCCTCCGGCACCAGACGGAAGCGCGATCGAGTCGGCCTCTCCGCCTGCGCGCCAGACGACTCCACGCCCGAACGGGATCTGAGCACCTGCCACGTTCGCGGTCACGACAGCGTTCGCGAGGTTCGCGTCACTCTCGGTCGCGGTGAACGGCTGGCCTTGCACGAGCGAGGTGATACGGATCGCCGCAGCTCCGCTCGGGTTGAACGACACGCTGTCCTCGAACGAGGAGTTTGCGCGGGCTTCCGCCAGGAGCTGATCTCGGATCGAGGTCAGCGTGACGCCTGCGCCAGGGCTGGTGATCGCTACTGCGATCGGGCCTGCGCCAACGTCGACCTCGAACTGGTACGGGGTCGAGACGATAGCCGTGCTGACGGTGATGCTGTGGACCTGTCGAACAGATCCTGCATCGTTCTTGCCCGTCTTGGCGCTGTGGTTAGATCCGACCCTCTGCCCGGCGTAGCCTCGCAGCTGATCGCGGTATACGGTTTGTCCGCTCATCTTCTAGTTCCTTTCTTCTCGTCTGCGACTAGGAGCGGTTCCGCTCTCGCGCTTCTTTCTCTGCTTCGCGCATGGTGTTCGGCTTCCAGGCGTCCTGCATCTGTTGGATCGAAGCCTCGCGAGCCTTGTCCGCGTCGACCTCCCACTGATCGGCCTTCTTCTCGTCGGTGCCCTTGCTTCCGTTTACGAGCTTCTGGATCTCCTTCGCAGTGTCGACCTTGGTCACAGCGATCGTCCGGAACGCGCCACGGACAAACGCCTCGCTCTCTCCGTCGAGCTTGACCTCTGGGGCCTGCTTCTTGAGCACGGCCTTCATGATGTCGAGGTCATCCATGTCAAGGAGTTCGTCGAGCTTGGTTTCGAGGATGCCGGAGGCGACAGCGCAAAGCTCGACGCGAGCCTTGGTGGCATCCTTCGATGCCTGCTTGTCCTTCTTCGCGGCCTCGGTCTTCGTCTCGGAGTCGAGCTTGGCCTCAAGGGCAGCCTTCTCTCCGCGCAGACGATCGCGCTCCTCCTGAGCCTCCTTCAAGGCGACAGCGGTTGCGTCGTCAGACTTGGGTTCGGCCTTCTTGACTTCGAGAACGCCGTCAGCCTTCATCTGATCCGCGATAGGTTTCGAGACCCGGTAGGTCTTCCCGTTGATCGTGATCTCGACTTCCATCGTCGAATCTCCTTTTGGTTCTTCCAGTTTGGCGATGTCCGCAAAGGCGTCATCGACTCGTATCTCTGCGCTTGGCCCAGCGCGCGGGCTGTCGCAAATCGCGACGTGGTTTCCAAGAATGTCAGTCTGTACTGCGTCGAACCGTTCCTCAGTCCCATCTGCGTGAACGAAAGTTCCGGCCTGGTCAACGACCGTGCAGACGTACCCGCAAGAGAGCTTGTTCTTCCGGTCGTTCATCACCGCCTTGATCGCGTCTTCGCGCAGGATCATGATGTCCGCTCGAACGTGGTTGTTGACGCGAGTAGGGCTGCTGATCGTTCCGACCGTATGCTGAGAGACGGTCTTCGGTGTGAGGTTCGCGGGTGGGTGGTCGAGCGTCATCGGCATCCCGCTGAAGGAGCGCAGCGAGTCAGCCCGGAAGACTTGCTCGGGTGGGCGAAGCTCTCGAATGAGTGACCCGTCCTGACGTCGGTACGTGAAGACTCCTGAGCGCGTGATCATGCCCTGGGCTCGCACGAATCCGTCAGGCGTGATCTCCGGCTTCGCTAGAGGCATGAAGTCGAACCGCCGGCAGTTCCGCTGAGCAGCCCCGTCTGATTCTAGGGCATCGAACCGAATCGCCGTGCCGTCCTCTCGCTTCTCGCTTGCGTCCTCGAACTCGGAGACCGAGAGACCTTGGCCGATTAGCCACCCCTTCGCGTCATCGGACGAGAACTTGGAGGCGTCGAACACCACGCACTGAACGCCTGAGCTTCCGTCTTCCTTGAACCCAGTGATTGCTTCGATGCCGATCGAGTAGCCCTTGGGCTGCACGCGGCGAAACCGATCGAACTGATCGACGGAGACCTGTCGAGCCCGGTGTTCACTCGCGAACGGCATCGGCCATGCCCTGCATATCACGAAAGCGCAGGAGTGCAATACTCTTGCGCTTCGACGAGGTCGAGGTGGTCAGATATCCGGGGCACCCTCGACGAGATCTGAGATCACGGGCTCCGCGTAACAGCGGCAATTTATTGGCTTCCCGGGTGGACCATCCACGGTATCGATCTCAAGACCCTTCTCCGCGAGCTGCGGCTGAATCGGCTCACCCCAGACGAAAACCTCTCCCTCTCGATCCCGGTGTGAGTCTCGCACCCTCTCGTCCTGAGCCGTCCTCCAGATGTATCGCTGGACCCCTAGGCTCTGCTGACGGACCCTCGTGATATCTCCCTGAAGCGATGCGATCTGGTCTCTTGCGATCAGCTTCGCTCTCTTCTTCGCAACGGTCGCCTCGACTCCTTGCGTCCTCACGAAGTCGCGCTCGACCTCCTTCGCGATCTGCTCGGCACGGAACCCTTCTCGAACACGATCACCGATGCGCCTCTCTAGACGATCCGAGAAGTCCTCTGTGACCTTCCCGACTAGCTGCGCGTTCGTTCGCGTGAACTGAGCCATCACATCTGCAAGCCATGGCTCGTTGAGCTCAGGCCGGATGCCGAGGACGGTCTGCACGATGCGCTTCTGCTCTGTCGCGTTCTGAGCAGCGGCAGCGCTACCAGCCTGGGTCGCGATCGTATCGAGCGGAGCTTCCGCTGCGAACGCAATTTTGTAGCCGGTCATGACCTCCTCGATCACTTCGGCAGCGTCGAATCGATCGGGCGCACGTATCTCGAAAGGGGTGCTTGCAACGATCTCTTCGAGTCGAGGCAGAACCTTAGAGACGATCAACGCGCGCTGCCTCGCGAGAAGTGCGAGGAGCATCCGAAGGTAGCTAGCTTCCGGCCTACGGCTCGGTGCTCTCCTCGGAGGCTTGCGCATCCTCTTTAGCTGACCCTGCTGCTCCCTGAACTTGATCGCTGGCTTCAGCGCGCCTGGCATAAAGATCGGGATGACGTCAGCCATTGGGCTCCTCTTCCTCTTCTTCCTCCTCTTCCTCTACGTCTTCAGGAGGCTCGTCATCCTCTTCGACCGGAGGCACGACCGGAGGAACGGGAGGCTGACCCGGTGGAACTGGCGGCTGCCCAGGGGGAGTGGGGACCATCCCGAGCTTGAGCGCTTCCGCCTCCGCCTCGGCTTGGTTCATCGGCGCTTCGGTCTCCTCTAACGCCTCGTCCATCTCCGCGCTGAGTGTGTAAGGCTGGTTCGGATCGTTCTTGAGCCGACTCCTTACCTCCATCTCGCTCAGCACTCCGTTCGCTAGATGCACCGTATCCGTCTCTGCGAGGGTCTTGTCCGTGGTCGCCTGCTCGCTCTCGTTCGGTTCGTCTAGCGGGATGAACGAGACCTTCCATTTCTCCGGCACGTTCCCGTCTGTCGGTCCTTCCCTCGAACTGATCACGGCCTCGATCACTCGGTTGAGCGGAGTCCTGAGCAGACGTCGCTGCTTGTTCGCGATCGATGCGTTGAACGTCTTTTCCGCTGAGAGGTCATCGGTCGAGAGCCCTGAAGGCGCCATTCCGAACAGCTTAGTGAGAGGCATCTCCGAGGCTGCCGCTAGCTTCTCCATGAAGCGAATCAGGATCGAGTCGATTCCGTTCATCGTCCCTGGTCGCTTCTCGTAGCTCTCGTGGTCCGGGTCGAACAGCACCATATTGAAGCTCGACGCTGCGAGCGCGATCAGGGTCATACGCTTCAGAAGAAGCTCGTTGCCCTGTGCCGTAGCTAGGATCTCCGGCAGGTTCTTGATCCCCATGATCCCCTGCGAGAGATCCTTGAAGCCTGCCTCGACGTAACCGAAGATCGTGTTGTACTGGCGCAGGTCATCGTAGACTCGCTGGACCATCGGGGTCCCCCAGTAGCCTGAACCCATCTCCCCTGCCTGACGGTCGAGCGCATCTGCGATCGTGATCCCTCGCATCCGAATCACTCGGCTGTGGTGGATGCGAACGCCTCCGAGATTCTGGAGCTGCTCCCCTCTGAGCTTCCCCGTGCTCGGAGTCGAACCCGCGACAGACTTTACCTGCGAAGAAGAGACCCCGCTGTTGCCGGTGAAGATATAGAACTCGGGCTCACGGAAGTGCCTCGAAGTGATGTCCTCGATCGGGTCGACCGGAAAAATCTCGAAACGCGAGACGACGTTGAGGTGGCTCACGACTCGGATCTTGTTCGGGTCGAGAGGCTTGTCGGGAGACTGACCATCGTCGGCTCCGATCAGCATCGCTGCCCCACCGTCGAGTCGAGCTAGGCGCCAGAGCTCAAAGAACTGCTGCTGAGCATCGAGGTCTTCGAGTGCGTCGAGGACGTCAGCGCCGAAGTCGCTCTCGACGTCATCGCTCCCGTCCTCGCCTTCCGACTGCTGCGCTGTGACCTTGATCCACTTCCGTGTCCCGTGCTCCGGTATGCCGTCGACCACCTTCGCAAAGATCGGGTCTTCGACATACATCGCCTCGTACTCTGCCTGCGGGATTAGTCGACCCTGCACGTAGCGCGAACGCATACGGTGGTCCTTCTCCTCAACCCCGAGGTTCGTTGCGATGTTCTGCCAGGCGTCCTGGCGCATCATGTCGACGATCGCTCGCTCACCCTTGTTGAGATCGTCGATCGAGATCCCTGGTCGCATTCCGTTTCCTTCACCCATTGCCCACCATCTTTTCTAGCGCTCGCAGCGAGGCGTTCGCTTCATCTACCTGCTCGTGTATCAGTGCCTGGGACATCGTGTCGACCTGATCGTCATTCCGCCCGAACGGGAAGGTGACCATCTCGTCGATGAAGTCCCCGATCCATTCGGAGTGTCGCTCGGTTGGGAGGTAAACGTTGCCTGCCTCGCAGAGCGGTTGGATTGCATAGACCCTCTGGATCTTGGAGCCCTTGGGCTGGATCATGTCGATGCCGGGGATCGTGTCTCGCAGCAGCGTCTCGATCGCTGGGCCGTTCGCCTTGTCCTCGATGAGGTGCTTGGTCGCCATCGGCCACTTCTTGAGGATGGCAAGCATCTCGTCGATGGTCTCCTTGATATTCCACTGCCCTCGAACCTGGTCAAGCAGCCAGGAGTTCGCGCCTTTGATCGCCCAGACCTGCCCCACGACGAACGACCTCTTGCTGACCGCGTTTAGCTCCGACCGAGCGGTGCGTTCCTTGCCCTTGAAGGAGCAGTCCCAGGACGTGATGACCCGGTAAACTTGCGACAGGTCCGGGTCGACGTCGAAGCGCTGGAACCATCCCTTCTTGAGGAGGCCACCCTCTGACGGGCTCGGTCGCTGCTGCATCTGTCCAACGTATCCGTAGGTGCCGAGGTCGAGAGCAGCCTGCGCCGCTTCCTTCGGGCCTACACGCTCGGGCATCAGCATCTCTCCTTCGGTCGTTCGAGGGTCGACGAAGTTGATCGAACTCCGAGACTTGTGCGGGTGCTTCGACTCGTAGGTCAGCGGGAGGCAGACGTGCTCGTATCCCTTCTCGATGCAGTGACCTGCGAGGTCGAGTTCGTGGAGTCGCTGCATGATCACCACGCGGCTGTCGCGCTTCGGATCGTTGCGACGGGTCGACATCGTCTGCTCCCACCACTCGATTACCTGCTGCCTCTGATCGTCGCTCTGCGCCTCTCGAACGTTGTGCGGATCGTCGACCATGATCCTGTTGCCACCCTCACCAGTAGCTGCGGCGCTGGGGGAGGTGCAGATGCGGTGACCCGTCTTATTGTTCTCGTACCGGCTCTTGACGTTCTGGTCGCCTGCGAGCATGAAGCGCTGGTCACCGAACTCGTCCTGGTTCAGCTCTAGGTAGAGAGGCGAGCTGATTACTCGTCGGCTTCGGACGGCATCCCGCACGGCCAGCGTCTTGTCGTAGCTGCTCGTGAGGTAGCGAACCCCTGGAGCGTGAAGCCACTCCCAGGCCGGCCACATGACCGAGACGATCGTGCTCTTGAGAAACCTCGGAGGGATGTTGATCACGAGGTCTCGGATCTCTCCTCGGCTCACGGCTTCGAGGTGATCGCAGACCGCGTCGAGAGGCCAGCCCCAGATCAACGCAGTGCCGGGTTCGAGGACGGGCCAGAAGAGCTTGACGAAGTCCCTAAGGTGTCGCCTCGCCTTCTCCTTCTGGATCTGGTTGAGCGATACCGGGATCTTCCTCGAACCTGCCATGGGGTGCTCAGCTGTCGAGGGTCTTCGCTGCCTCGCGTATTACGTCGGTCGAGTCTACGTCGGTGGAAGCTCCGTCTCTGCCCCAGAACGACTCGATCTTGTGCGCGATATCGGCAGCGATTGCAGCCCGCACCATGAACGCACCGATACGTCGTGCCATCAGCTCCCCGATCCGCTCCGACTCCTCGTGGTGTCCGGTCGTCTCTAGTCGAGCCCTCTCTCTGCGCGTCGAACCTTCGAGATCGCTCGACCTATCCTGGCAGTCCTTTGCGTACCCTAGGATGCTCTCGACGATGGCGCACCGCTCCTCTGCTGCGGTTTCCGCGACGATTCGAGCGAGCATCTGGACCGGGTCTTCCGTGCTAGACGTTGCCTCTCTCGGCTTCTCCGCCTCGATGATCGCCTGCGCTGTTGCGTCTCCGCCGATTACTCGTGCGATGACCTGCTTCCCGTTTCCGTCTAGCCTCGCGACGAGCGCTTCACCATCGTCGAGCTTCTCTAGGTCGGTCATACGTTCTCTTCCTCTTCGCCCGGGTGGGCCTGCCTGCCCTTGCGGAGCAGACGGTCAAGGTCGTTTAGTTCTCGGTCGGAGAGGTTCGCCAGATCGATCTCCTGCGTCTTGAGCATCCCGTCCTCGCTGCCCACCTGGAGGACGTGTCTCCGTGCCCACTGCTGCGGGTGCTTCCGTTCGAGCCTCCAGGCCGCAGCTTGCCAGATGCCCTTCTGAGCAGCGTTGGCGATGATCGTGATGTCTCGAACGTCGGCTTGAGCAATCGCCTGCTCTACCGCGAGAGAGAAGTCACGGAAGTCCCCAGCCTTCTCGTTCGCTCCACGCTTGAGCCATTCGTGGAGGGTCGACTTCCCGATGCCCGCGTATGCTGCCGCCGTCTCGACGTAGCTGCCCGCGCGAATCGCCAGCAGGATCTTGTCCCGCGTCTCGGGAGTAAACTTCGAGTGGGCCGGCACTAGCTGCTCTCTTCTTCCTCGGGGTCGACGAGGTCACCGGTCTCTGCGTAGTGATCGAACTCCTCCGCTGCCGATGCTGCTAGCTCCTCCTGGTTTTCGGCGTCCTCGTCTCGGCGCACCTCGACCGGAGAAGAATCCTCCGGAGAAGCGGGCTGGCGACAGAGGCCGCAGTGGACGGCTGAGCCGATCATCGCGATGCGCTGAGAGGTCAACTCTCCGCGCCAGGTGCAGTCTTCGGTGGTGCAGTTCATCTCTCATCCTTACCCTGAAGGACCACCCTCCGCATACCGTAATTGTTTACCCCGTCACCCGGCTCCTCTCCGAGCCGGAGGATGAGCTTGTTCTTGCGGAACGGTCTGTAGTCGACGTGGTGATGCACCCGCCCGAATCGCCAGACGATTTTTGAGACGTCAGGGTGCATCGCTACCTGCATCGCACTCTTCGGATAGGTGCCCTCTTTTGCGTAGAACGCCTCGGTGTTCCCACCTTTGATCTGCTGCGTCGTGGTCTTCATTTGGAGGAAGGCGTTGAACTGAACCGTGCACCATCCGGCCTTCAGCATCCGTAGCGAGAGGTCTGTGTCCTCGTTGTACCTCCCTCGCCAACGAAACGGGGTGTCGTTCCGGATGAGGTTGCACGAGTAGATCCGGGTGTTGAAGATCAGCGGTGGAGCTTTCGACTTCCGCGAGCAGAACATGAAGTACTGCGGCCCTGCCATCGCCACGTTCGTGTAGCGCAGGCAGAAGTCTTCCATGCAGCGGAAGATCGTTCCGTCACCTACGGGCACCTTCAGGTTCTTGTTGAAGCGACAGAACATCTGGATGTTGTCGTCCATGACCCAGTGCCAGTCGTGGCCCTCGGAGATCGAGTGATCCCAGATGAAGTTGCGCGCTGGACCTGGACCCTTCGACTTCGTATCTCCGAGGTCGTCAAAAGCGTCGTACTCTCGCTGGTACGCTTTATCGAGCACGAGCAGTTTCGACGGGTCGACCTCGCTCCGGTACTGCGCCCACTCCTGCTCCTCGATGACGAGTCTGTAGGGCACGCCCATCTTGTCGAGCGCTTTCGACGTCAGTCGTGTATCGGCTCGACCCTTGCTCGGGATGTAGAGCGGGAAGCGCGGGTTCATTCGGCCTCGTCCTCCGCCTCCTCCTCGGAGACGTAGCGCTTGTCCATCATGGTCTCGATCTCGATCTGGGGGAACCAGATGTACTTCGTCGCATCCGTGAGCTTGTGATTGACCGTCACCGAGAACCCGTCGACTGCCTCCTGGTCCTTGAAGTGAACGATGACCGAGCGGAACGCCGTCTTGTCCTCGTGCGAGAACTCGGGCATGTCCTTCCACTCCGCAGCGGGGTCGTTCTCCGCCACGAGTCGCATCGAGTCTGCGAGGGCTTCGAGACCGACGTCAAAGAAGCTCTCCTCGAACGATACCTGAAGGTCACGGAGAAGGTCCTCTAGTTCGGGTGTCCACGTTCCCTGGATGCGCGGGTTGTTAGCGGTTACCAGTGCGGCCTTCTCCTTCTGCTCGTCCCAGTCGACGATGCGAACCGTGTAGCGGTCGACTCCGATCCAGATCGAGCCGTCTCGGTACTCTCCGCCTAGCTCTCGCATCTGGGCAACGCGCTGGTGCCCGGATACGAGCCTCCCCGTGCGACGATTGAAGACCACGCCCGAGAGGTCTCCGAAGACTTCGAGCGACTTCCTGAGGCCGGTGCTTGCCTCCTCTCCGATCACGCGCGGGTTGTTCGGGTGAGCAGCTAGCTCCTCGATCGATGTTGGTTCCTTCACTTCAGCTCCGCCGGGCAACACGCCCGCTCGAAAACGACCACCATTGAATGCTCGAACGCAGAGCTTCGCTCCACCCCAGGAGGCGGGTCGAAGCTGACTCGACCTCGGAGGTACTCGACTCGTCCAAACGGAAGGACCTGATCGTGGAACCAGTCCGTCGAGGTGCGCGCGGGAATGAGGAAGACGACCCTGCGACACACACCCTTGGCGATCTGCTGCCTGGCTTTCGATATCCACGCCCCGATGTTGTCGTACGGCGGATTGCACCAGACGGTCGAGGGTCCGGTGCCATCGGTCCAGTCGAGGCGTGGATGGAGCGCGTCCTCCGCCTCGGTAAAAAAGCACGCCTCGACCTTCGTGTTGTTCGCCTCCGCCGCTGCGTCGACGCTGAATGGTCCGTATCGGCGGCTGAGCTCATCGAAGAGAGCGCGAGGCGTGGCCCAGTTCTGCGGCGGATTCTCGGTGTGCCACGGTGTCGATAGCTGCTTCATTGGTTCACCTCTCCGGTGCCGTCGCACCATTGGCAGGACTCTTCGGCTCGCCAGTACCGATCGCCGGTCTCGGTGTTTACGCCGCTGAGAGCGAGGCACTTGCACGGCACGACTCCGAAGCCCGAGAACGATGCGCGAAGAAGGGACCACGCCATCGCAACGTCGACTGGTCTCAGCTCATCGTCGAGGGTCACGGGTAGCTCCTGCTGCGATCTCTCGGTCGATCGCCTCTCCGATCCAAAGCAGTAGTGCTCTCGGAGGACGTCGGTGTTGCTGCGCGAACTCTAGGACAGCGTCGAGCCGGAGAAGCGTTGGAAGCTCCTTGTCTTGAAGCCTCTTCTGCGCCCGATAGAACCCCGCTGCGGCACTCTGCGGAACGGTTCGCATCCACGACTCGCAGCGCTGGAGGACGTCCTCGGTGGTCAGCACGGAGACCTCGACCCTCTACGCCTCTTGCGCCTTCTCTCTCGCCTCGTTCGGTGAAGCTCCACGAGCACGGCGAGGAGGAGGACAGCCACCCAGCCGAGGCCGATGATCTGACCCTCGGTCATGTCGCCTTCACCTCTAGCAGCGAGGGGTCGAGGTTCAGCCTCCGAGCGATATCCGCTGCGGCCTCGTCCTCGGTTCCGCGCTTGGCTTTCACGTCGATCTTGACCGTGCCGTCCTCGTCGACCTCGAACACTGCCCCGGGTGGAAGCAGGTCCGAGAGCGACTGCGTCTTGATCCCGAGGTCGCTGAATCGCTTATGCGCTCGTGCTCTCCGATTCGCGTGCTCTCGCATTCGAGCGCTATGCGCTAGGCGCTTCTTGCGCTTCTCGGATGCGTTCATCCCTCACCCCCTTCGTCCGATGTCCGCATCACCTCGGGCTTGACCCCGCCTTCGGCGCAGAAGCGAATCAAGTGCCCAGACCATTCGCGCTCGCCTTTGCTGCGCATTCGCATAGCCAGAGCCAGCACGTTTCTGAGCGCGAGCCGCATCTTTTCGCTCTCGTCACTCATCCCTCACCCCCTTCGTCCGAGGCCGGAGCGGAGGCGGCCTCAAGCTCGCGCTCGACGGCCCAGGAGTTCATCGGCCGAGCACTGTAGAGCCGCCGATAGAGCGACCAGACGGAAGGTGGCGACCCACCCGCGGCCCGCCTCCACGTTCGCGACCTCGGGCCGCGTCACCCCTATCCTGCGCGCCAGGGCGCCTTGGTCCATCCCGATCTCTAGGCGGCGTGCACGAACCCGCGCACCAAACAATCTGCGCCGGCGCTCGGTGTTCTTCGGCTCAGTCATCTCGGACCCCCTCGCTGCATGCGACCCAGTCGCGTGTGGCGTCGGCCCGCCCAGCTTCGCGCGCTCCTCGGCCATCTCCTCGGCGACCGTCTTCAGACGGTGTGCGGCGCAACGGCCATACTCTCCGCGCCGCTTACAGCGCGCACCAGCCTTGGTCGTGGCGATGCATCGCGATACCGAGACCGGCCACTGCCTCTCGCCTCCAAAACGTCGCTTCATGTTTCTCCCTGTCTTTCACGCGCGCCACCATAAGCGCAAACGAGCCCAGAGGTAACCGAGCAGAGGCGCGCCCATCGAGAAGGCGAGCAACTCATCTGTGCAAAGTGCGGCATCACGTCGTCTCCGCGAACTCGGGATGCTGCCCTATCATGTAGCTCACTTCTTCTTCCCTCCGACGAGGAGGTGGGGCGCCCAGATCGTCAGCCCGCCGAAGAGAGCGAACGAGCACGCGAGCCCTCCGAGCATGAGGCGTTGCCACGTCTCGGCTCCTTCGTTCGCGACTGCGCTCCGGAGGAAGCCTCCGCACGCGACTGCGAAGAGAATTGTCCCGTAGACCCTTACTGCTATTGCCATCGTCATCGTCTCCTGTGGTGGTCAGCGTTGTTGCAGTTGCCCCAGTGGGGCTCGTAGACTTCGACTTCAGCGGAGAAGGCATCGAGCTGCGTCAGTAGTTCTTCGCCGGTCGAGAGCCGGAAGACACCCGGCGAGAAGCGTGCGACGTAGCGTCGATCTGGTGCTAGGTCCGAGAGCCCGAGGAGCTTCGCCTCGCAGGGCATCTTCTTCCCCTTCGGCATCACCGCCCAGACTAGCGAGGCGTTGCAGGTCGAGCACCGAGAGCGCCACATCAGGAGCGAGCCTCTAGCCTCTTCGCCCGAGCCCACCACAGGCGCACGACCAGCGTGCCCGAGTCCCCGAGTCCTCGAACACCGGTGGACGGGTGGAGCGCTTCTACGGGCACCCAGAGACGACCTCGAAGCGTCTGCACTTGGATCTGGTGCTTTCCTGCGCGGAGCACCGAGGCGAACCCGAGCGATACGGCTGACTGCCTCAGCTCGACTCTCCGCTGCTGCGCATCTCGTAGCCGATCTCCACGCTCGCTCACTTCGGCGTCCTCCTGGCTCCGCTCCGGAGTCGGCCCGAGCGCAACTCGAACGCCCTGCCACCGTTGTGCTTCGTTCGAGCTTCGGCTAGAGCGAGCTGAAGCCCTCGACGGAGCAACGCCTCTCGGGAGTAGCTCGGGTCCAACTTCTCGATGACGGTCACCGCTCCACGCACCTCGGCTGCGAGT